TGGAGACAGCCGCTTGATTTTGCCCTGGGAGAGAGACTCAATCTCGTCCCCTGTGAGCGCGTTGTAGAAGTAACTGATGTTGTCGGACATAATATAATAGAGATTATGTTAGGGGGCCGAAGCCCCCGGAAGTCAGTTCAGGACTGAGGTTGCCTTGCCTGTACGATTACCAGCGCGGGTAGCGCGGTTCTTCCACAGAACACGGAAGATCTCGATGATCTCGTTTGCCACTTGATCGCTGTTGATCAGAACCCCGTTGGGGAAGACCACTTCGTCACCAAAGTCGCTGTCAAAGGGACGGAAGCGCTCATCGGACTTAGTATCGTCGATGGCTGTAACCAACCCATGGAAGTCTTCCTTTAGGAAGCGGAGGAGGACATTAACTGTGTAATCAGCTACTGGGGTATTTCCAGTTGAGATTACAACATGATCTCCAAAGGAGACAGTGCGCACCTTTGAGCCACCAGGACCAGATGCGATAGAAACATCAGTAAACTTTTGAAGCTGAGGAGGAATGTATCCCATAATTAGATAGTGTATTGTGTAATTTTGAAGGGATCGGCCACTAGAACTTGAGTAGTACTAACAACGGTGATTCTGGTTGGGCGATTTACTAACCTGATTAAGGCCCCATTACCTGGGGATGGGGTGATGTGGTTTGCAGAAACACCACCAGGAAGTCTGATATAACCCCGCCCGCTAGAGCCGTGTCCGGTATAAATACACAACAACTCATAACCGAAGTCAGCTTCAGTTATCTCAGGAGCATCAATATATGTGTATCCTGAAGTTGATGTGATGACGTTAATAGTACCGAGAAGTGGTATCTCGTACTCACCGGGGGAGTCGTAGGTGTAGGCATCAATCCAAACGCCTCCAAAACCAACATCGCTGGCTTCTGAGGTAGAGCCGTATACAGTCTCGTTCAGTGGGCCGACAATAACCCTCTCCCAACTGTGCCCAGTCCAGAAGTAACTGGTGTCAGTCGTATCTTCGTAATGAATATCCCCTACCGAGGGGTTGGTTGGAAATGCCATTATGCAATTTGCATACGCACAAATAATTCGACTTGCATGGATCCTTTGGCTTGGTTACAGGAGCGACATGCCGTCGCGCAGTTCTCTGCTGTTGTAGGACCGCCTTTCGACCTGGGGCGGACGTGATCGATTGTTAGGTTGCGGTCACAGCCGCAGTAGACACACCGGTGCCCATCTCTTTCAAATATCGCATTACGCCACATTCTTTTCGCGTCGCTGCTACGTAGAGCGACCATGCTGTAGAGATAGTCACCGGGGGTTTGCATGATGATTACTTCTTAGTAGTTTTGCCATTAGCACCTTGCCGTCCGCGATTCTTCTTTGGTGATTCGGCTACGATACGTCCACTCTTGGTGTGGGACATATCCTTACCTCCTTTACCATAGACACCACGCTTACGACGCTCTTTATTGAGCTCGGCTCGGTACTTTCGGTTCTTAGCAGTTTTGTTACGCTTGCGCTGGGCAGCGTTCTTTTTAGCTCGCGCTTTGGGATTTGAGGCGTAATACCTGGCGGATTTACCAGGATTCTTTGATTTACGTGGAGCCATAGTGACCTACATCTTCTAGATAATCTGCAAGTGCTCTCAAGCGAGAGGGGCTATCACCCATACGTCCTGCAGAGACGTTACAACTGGAACATAGGATTCCACGGACATCTCCGGTAGAATGATTATGGTCTACCACTAGTGATTTAATAGACCCACATACAACACAGCAGCAATCTTGGGAAGCTAATATAGTGTTGAATTGATCGAGGTCAATACCATACTTCCTTTTAAGATCGTAGTTCTTCTGAATTTTCCATTGATCTGGATTGTTCCGCTGTCTCTCCCTCGACCTAGTTGTGGCACAAGGTTTGCAGAACTTATGCCTTGAGTAGAATTCAGACAAGTCCTTTTCTACACCACAAATGCTGCAGGTCTTCACTATTGAATCTCCTCCGCAACTTCATCAAAGGAAAGCTCTGGGATCAGACCAACAAGTCCAGCAAGTGGGCTGTTCTCCACAGGGACTCCAGTGATGTCATTAGCTTTCAACCAATCCACTGCAGCCCGGAGATCTGCGGTAGATGCTTGGCCCGATTGGATTCGTTCGATGAACTCTGCCGTAACCAGTCCATGGAGGAACTCAAATTGGTCCTCTGTCCCCATTTTTGTAGCCATGTTCAGTCATCCAGTGCTTTAAGGTCATTCAGTAGCTCCTCCACTCGAGCGCGGATGGCAACCACTTTGTCATCCTCTTTGCGATGAGGACGTTGCGTATCGATCAGGTTCTTTACGAGCTGAGCGATGCTGTTCTCCTTGAGCTTGGAAACACCAATAACTTCGGAGACAATGAATGCTGCCAGGAAGCCAATCGCTTCGAAGGTCAGCTTAACGCCAAGAATTTCGATCATGATTGATAATAAAGTAAGTGAGTGATTCTGTTGGCAAGGGAGTCTACAAGATTCTCGTAGTTCCTAGGAAGTTTCATTGTTTCGTCCCAAACTACGACAATTAGTCCCCAAGCATCGCCGTCACCGAAGATGGTGCAGGCTGTGTTCTTGTATGACCGGTTAAGCTCGGTACAAATATCCATACCAAGCTTACCGACATCAGCTGAGTCTTCAATATGGAAGGTGGCAGTAGGTAGGGGATTAGCCCCTTTACCCACCATATGGACCAGATCTAGGTTAATCGCATCCGGCCAGCTAAAAAGCCAGATGGATTTTATTTCAGGGGTCCTACTATGAACAAGGGTCATTGCCTGCTTCACTTGCTCGGCTTTCCCCCTTTTAACCCGCATCATCTCTGATACAGGTATGAATTTGTCTGTAGACGCTTTGAAGTCGGAATATATATGCACCCCAACCAACGCCGCCAGTGCTACTACTACTATTGATATCATTTTCTGAGTAAATGCACTCCAAGTCTTGCTTGGATTGATTAGGTCGTCAACCAGAGTGATTAGACCTTCAAAGATATTCATGGTCGGCAGGTAAGATACCAACCAGTACCAGGACCATCAATCTCCCATCTTGGAAGCCAATTCTTATAGCTGTAGTGAATACCTTCACCTTTACTGTAGTTGCAGTAACCACCTCTTACCAGATCAGCTTCACCTGAGGGATCATTTACTATGAAGCCTTTATCATCATAGCCTACAATGACAGACCAGTGACCACCCCCTGTAGGCGCCGCTACACGCCCCTTGTGGATCCAACCCACTGCTACGGGGTAGCCCTTATCTATCTCTGCTTGTAGCCGCTCCTTGGTACCATTGGTGAGGAAAAATGGGTGCAGTCCCAACTTGGATAGCGCTCCAATTTGAGCTGTTGCGCTGGTGGTGTCGCCAAAGTGCTGACGTACAAGGTTGTACTCATCATCTGATCTAACCTTGCCCAGATACGCCGCTAGCATGGCACAGGAGGAACTGAAGCACTCCCTGTATCCCGTGCCGCTCTTGTTATCGTATTGATAGAAATAAGGTACGTTTAGCTTGACCATACGCGTAAGGGGTGTTCAGGGAATACTTCGTAACCGCCGTGTGGTTCTACTTCACCCTGGATGTTTACGTGGTGACGGTTATCCCACACAGGTGGTGTGATTTCATTACCCTCTTCGTCATAGACACCAGGGGTAGTGATGATAGGGCCGATCTCATCGATGGCCCAAGTGTGGCTAAAGGGACGGACCTCTCCATCGGAGATCCAGCCCTGAGCTTCAGCCACGGTAAGGAAGACATCCCTGTTAGGGAATCTCATGTAGTGGTTTCTCATTGGGTGATCTCCTGTAGCTGTTCGTCAGTCAGGCGTGTTGGCCAGTAGGTGAGGCGGGCGATGTGGCCGTTTAAATATGTTGACCCAACGACCCCGCCAAAAGTAGTTCTATTACCGATTGTCATTACAATTGCATCTCTTTGTGCGTTTGTTTCCGTATCAAAATCTTGCAAAACACCATCTGCATACAAAGAAATTGTGCCTGTTTGAGACGTAAATGCAAATTTATGCGCAGAACCTACTGGGTTGATTGTTCCGTTAAGTACAACATCTGCTGATAGACTGTTAAAACCAGAGAAATCATAGTTTAAACCTTCGTTTGGATTTGTAGCAGTACCGACGCTAAATACTCCATTTACTCCATCTGCGCTATTGCAATTTACGCAAAAAGTTCCTCCAATATTGTTGTACCAACTATTAAAATTATCCCCCGTAATTTCCGCTA